AATGATGGAGAAGAAGCCAAAACTGTAAGGCGAATATTGTTGGAGGAAATGATTCACACAGTATCCTTGTGTGGTGACACACTCTACATCAAGCACGGCGGTATGCCATCTGGGTCACCTTTAACTGTGGTTTTCAACACTTTGGTCAACTGTTTTTACATGTATTATGCTTATATGCATTTGGTGCCCGCTCCTTTGGCTGATGACGCCGTTTTTCGACGGAGCGTCGCTTTTAAGATTTATGGAGATGACAATGTTGGCGCCGTTGTTAAAAGCTTGCAACCATATTACAATCCAACCCGCATTGCTGCGTTGATGAAGGAGCACGGTATTGTCATAACGCCTGCTTCCAAAGAGGGTGTGTGGAAGGACGATATGACGATTGATGATGTGACCTTCCTCAAGCGAGGTTTTAAAGTACAGCCTGACATTAATGCTAAGATGTACGTTCCACAAATGGCGGATCGAACCATACAGGAGCTTACTAATTGGATTCATGATAATGGGGATTCCTTTGACATGACCATGTGCAATTGTGAAACAGCCCTCAGGTTCGCCATGTTTAAAGGGCGTTCTTATTTTGAGAACTTTCGCACTAAAGTCCTAGATGCACTACAACGAGTGCACAGCGGTCCTATTTATTTGCCGCATTTCTCCCAGCTCAACCGTAAGTTCAATTTGGAACATTGTGGTGTTGATCTACCACCAAGCAACGAAGAAATTCATCTAGCACATGAACAGCTTGGTGAGCGGATAGCAATTCCGCAAATGGAGCAGCTTGGGGCACCCATGAATATGATGGAACCTGGAGTTTTGCATATGCATGGAGTTGATATAGTAACGCAGACTGGAGTCGTCACTGATGGGCGTAAGGATGAAAAACATCTCACTCAGCATGTGCAAAAAGATTCGATCGCCGAGCTCCCTTGGTCAATTAAGTCTATAGCTGAGCGTGAAAACTTCTTTGATAATGTACCATGGGATGCAACTGCTTCATACCCAAGTCCTCTCATGAATTTTACCATCCCTGACGCCGCGTTCCCAGATTCGCCTATTTTGCGGATCATGCGTCAGTTTACATATTACCGTGGTGATTGGGTGTTCACGTTTCAATTGAATGGAACCCGCTTTCACCAGGGTGCTCTCATAGCGTCCTTCACACCCTTAACCCGAGCCACCACAACATCAATGTTGTTGAGCAAAGTTCATTCCACGTCTATGAGGCATGTTACTTTATTAGCATCCTCATCCACCACTGCTCAACTCAGGATACCATTTATCCACACACAAACTTACCTTCCAACTTTGACATCCTCTGATGAGGAAATGAAGCTTGGTCGTATTATGGTGCAGGTTTTGAATAGTTTGGAATATTCTACTGGTGCTAGTACAAGTGTCTGGCTATCAGTGTCCTATCACATTGAGAATCTTCAAGTTTATTTGCCTCGAACTACGTTAATTGGTGCTTCAACAGCTGAGCGTATAGCCCAACCACAGATGGAAATTGTTCCAGATGCTCCCAATCAGGCACAGGAGCAAGGGAAAGTTCCTATTTTGGGGCCCCAGGGTGGTATTGCTGAAGATCCCATAATGAAGGGAGATAAACCCTATTATTCCCTGCGCGATTTGACAAAACGCAAATATCAATTGGGTGAAGTCATTCTTGTGCCACAGAGTGGTTATGGAAATGAGCCCGTCGTCGTTTTAATGGATGTCAGCAACATTTGGAATCGGGCTTGGCCCATGAATCGGTTGAACGACATATTGGGCTTGTATGGGATTCTTCACGGTTCATTTCGTTTGTTGGTAGCTTTTGAAAATATGACTGCTCCAATTGGTACAGCCGATTTATCTCTTCAAACTGCTTTCTTGCCTCAAGTTCCATCCAATTTAGGAGGAGGGGAGGAATCAGTTCTGACGGAAGAGCGTTCACCACTTCATCAGCTGTCCTTTTCCACAGCCACTGTCAACCGTTTGGGCGTTGTTCTTCAAAATGCTTTTTCAGGAACTTCAATGTTTCCTGTTGAAGGCTTTTATCGCACCCCTGGAGGGGCTATTAACATCATCGAATACAAATCTGGCACTTACATTCCTGGTTCAATGACCAATGCTCTTGCCCCCTATTTCACTGTTGAGGTTCCATACTCCTCCATCTATAGTGGCTATCTTAACCACGCGCATCCTTTTATTACAGCCGCCATTGATGTCACTTCCAAATATTCTTATATGGATAACAGTGGTAAGTTTACTCCTGGATCTATAGCTTTTGCTGTTCGTGGACTTAGCCCTGGTCAGCAACTACGCATGCAAGTATGGGTGTCTGCAGGTGATGCTTTTCGTGGTGGTGTGTTTCATGCTATACCCAAGGTCGGTTGCAATGCCATGTCTTTACCAGTGAGTGTTGGTTCGAATACAGTATCAATGGGACCAGATCGTCGTCCGTGGTATTACGTGGCCCCGCCCCCTCCACCCCCATCTCTAGCGGAGCGAGTTGCAACCCCCCAAGGTAACCAAGTGTCTGTATGGAAAATTAGTCAGAAATTTGGCAATGTGGCTACTGCAACTTTGCCAATGAATGTCACTGGTGATAAGTTTGACACCCATCAGCAGGCTTCAGCGTCGTTTCCAATAGCTGGAATGGATAAGCCAGCTTGGACGCTCAATGGTGAGCCCTTTATTCGTCAGGGTTTACCCTATATGTCCCACGCTCAGAATATTGAGCCTGTTGACGTATTAGACTTACATCCAGGGACTTTGGAGGAAGCCAGTCCGTACACTTTTGGTACTGAAGAAGATGAAATGTCTATTGAATACCTTTCCAAGAAATTGACATATTTGCAAACCTTTAGTTGGTCTACGTCATCTGCGCAAGACACGCGTCTGGTTTCTATTCCAGTTGGCCTTCTAGTGGGCGAGACTTTACAACCTGATACCACCAAGGATATGCCTCTCATTGATGTTATCGCTGTTCCCTTCGCTAAATTTTGTGGCAGTATACGGTATCGATTTCAGTTTGTGTGTACTGGGTTCCATACTGGTCGGATCTGGATGGGCCTAACGTACAATCCAACTTTTCCACAAGTCGGAAATGATCCATCCAGCATGCAAGAAGCTGTTAATCAATATGGGCGAATGATTGATCTGGGTGGGCAGATTCAGGATGTTACCATTGACGTACCTTTTAAGGCTCCAGCTCGTTGGTGTCCCATTAACAATACTGATAATACAGCGCAAAACATTGAGTATGGGTACGCAATTTTGTCAGTGTGGGTTGTCAATAAGCTTGTTGCCCCTGAAGGGGTGCCCACGTCTATTAGTGTCAATGTCTTTAAGGGAGCTGGTGATGGTTTTCAGTTCCATACATTGTCCGCCATAAATAGCTCCTTGGCATGGGTTTACGCTGACGATCCTGGATACCCTGGAATTGAAAGCCTCGTTCCACCAGCTACGACTGGGGCTCTATCAATAACAACTGGGGTTCCTGAAGTGGATGGTAGCGAAGCCGTTCTAAGCAATTTCATTAAAAGCAAAGGCGGAACCTTGCCCAATGATAGAGTTCAGCTCATCAAGGGTGCTGCAGCATCAATGCCTGATGATCCATTTTCACAATATCGTTTGTTTT